TTACTCTTGATGACGTCGTTGGAGACGCGCCGGCCGCTGATGCCAACGCCACAGTTCGTCACCGCAGCTACGCTTCCGGCTCACACCTTGGTGGTACATCACTTTCACACTTAAGTGGCGGATACCAAGCAGTCCTCGACGCTGGAATTGATAGATTCACAACAGTTATGCACGGCGGCTTCGACGGCCTAGACGTAACAGAGGCAGATCCATTCAGAAACACTATTCTAGATGGAACAGACGCTGGATACGGTTCAACCGCTGCAACAAACTACGCCAGAGCATCAATTAAACGCGCGCTTGATGTTATTAAGGATCCAGAAGAGATGGACTTCAACATCGCTGTAATGCCAGGTATTACAAACGAGGCGCTCACACAAGATCTTGCAGACCTCTGCGAGAACCGAGGTGATGCACTAGCTATTGTCGATCCAAAGGGCGGCTATGAGCCAATCCACGAGGGTCTACCAAGCAGCTACCCAGCTATCGGTTCTGTTTCAACTACAGTAACCAACATGAAAGCAAGAGCGCTTAACACTAGCTACGCTTGCGCTTACTACCCATGGGTACAAACAAAAGATCCTAACGCAGGTCAGCTACTTTGGGTTCCACCTTCTGTAGTGGCCCTAGGTACAATGGGATCAAGTGCAGCTAACTCAGAGCTTTGGTTCGCACCGGCTGGCTTCAACAGAGGAGGCCTCTCAGAAGGCTCCGCTGGTCTCTCTGTGGTTTCCGCAAGAGAGAAGCTAACCTCTGACCAAAGAGATGATCTCTATGAGAATAGAATCAACCCAATCGCTTCCTTCCCATCAGAGGGTCTAGTAATCTTCGGACAGAAGACAACTCAAATCAAGTCTTCAGCCCTAGACAGAATTAATGTCAGAAGACTAATGATCTTCCTCAAGAAGGAAATCTCAAGAATTGCAAACGGAATTCTCTTCGACCAAAACTTACAAACAACTTGGAATAGATTCACCGGCCGCGCCGAGCCTCTATTAGCAAGTGTTAAGACACGGTTTGGCCTTGAGGATTACAAGCTAGTTCTTGACGAGTCAACAACGACTCCAGAGCTTCGCGATAGAAACATCATGTACGCCAAGGTGCTTCTAAAGCCAGCTAAGTCAATCGAATTTATCGCACTCGATTTCTCAATTATGAGAAGTGGCGCTGCGTTCGATGATTGATAAAATAATTCAGGAGTGTTTATAATTAAAACACTATTTACAACATAAGCACATATAGGAGATTAAAAGTATGGCAACATTTTGGAATGACGCTGGCTTAGAGCCAAAAAGAAAATTTAGATGGTTAATCGAAGTCGGTGAATTAGATGGTGCACAGTTCTTTGCGAAGACTGTAACAAGACCTTCTTGGACATTGGGAAACCATGAGCATAAATTCATCAACCATACTTTTAATTACCCAGCCCGTGTTACATGGTCTCCAATTGATTTAACTTATGTTGATGGTGGCAACCCTGATATGTCACATACCTTCTTACAAGTTTTAAGAACTTCTGGTTACAACTGGCCAACAACTGCTGATGCAGGTTCACAAACAATTACAAAGGCCGACGCTACTAGAGCACTAGGAAATGTTACAATCTCACAAATTGGTGTAGACAGAGGTGACATCCTCGACCAATGGAGACTAGCTAATGCTTGGATTTCCGATGTTACGTCCGACACTCTCAGTTATGAGGATGACGGCTTAGTCGAGATTTCTTGCAAGGTAGTGTACGACTGGGCATACTTAACTGCCGCTGGACCAAGAGGTAATATCCAGGCACCAAACAACCCTGGGCAACATGATTTACCAGCTACCGGCAAGAAAGCTCCAGGCGCTTCCTAAATAAAAGTCTTAACATTGGGCCGAAAATAAGTTAATATAACCCTAGCTATCTGAAAAGAGGTTTACATGGCTGCTAGAAATAATAAGGACCGCCTAGGCGTTCCAACTAGTGGAGCGGACGCTGCAGATTCTCCCGCTCCCGCTACAAACTTACTAGACTTTGTAGTACCAACAGAATTTGTAGAACTTCCTTCGAAGGGAGAGTACTATTCTGAAGACCATCCTTTGCATGGCCAGCAGAATATAGAGATTCGATTTATGACTGCAAAGGATGAGGATACTCTAACCAACAAGACACTTCTAAAGCAAGGCGTTGCGCTGGATAGAGTACTGCAAAATCTTCTCGTGGATAAGAATATTAATATTAATGATCTTCTATTAGGAGATAAGAACGCTGTTGTAGTGGCTGCACGAAGATCAGCATATGGTGCTGATTATGAAACTAAGGTCACTTGCCCAGCGTGTCTCACGACAAACGAGAAGAGCTTTGATTTAACAGAGGTTGGGTTTATAGAGTCAACTGGACTAGAAGAGCTTGGCGTGACAAAGAATGACAATGGTACGTTCTCAGTCCTTCTTCCTGTGACCAAGGTCGAAGCAACAGTAAGACTAATGACAGGCAAGGATGAAAAGCATCTATCTTCACTACTGGCTTCCAAAAAGAAGCTACAGAAAGACTCTGATTTATCAATGACTGACCAATTCAAGCAGTTCATCGTCTCGATTCAGGGAGTGGAGGATAAGAAGCAGATCGCGTCATTTATTGACAATATGCCAGCTAATGATTCAAGATTCCTACGGTTAGCTTATAAGAAACTTGTTCCGAACGTAGACCTTCTAAGGCATTTCGAATGTGACTCATGTGGTTATGAGCAGGAAATGGAGGTGCCGTTCACCACGGATTTCTTTTGGCCTAAGCTCTAACTACATGCAGCAGGTATACGAGCAATTCTTTTTGCTCAAGTACCATGGCGGGTGGTCATTTATAGAGGCCTATAATTTGCCCGTCGGCCTTCGAAAGTGGTTTTTGGACAGGCTTGTAAAACAATTCGAGCAAGAAAAAGAACAAATGGAGAAGGCGTCTGGACCTAAGAAGACTAGAGGCACTCTATAATTAAATAAAGCCGGCGTTAGTCGGCTTTTATTTTTTGTACTATAATACTAATTATTATGGGATATTCTATATTTAAGGAATAGAAACAATGGAAGAAAATAAAGAACTAGTAACTCAAACATTAGATCTGAACCCCCAAGAGATTGACGAGGCTCTCCTCGCTTCTCAAGGTGTCATGATCAAAACCATTATGGGAGCGATGTTTGGAGGTTTTTCTTTACCAGTACAGGTCAAGGGAAACGTTGCACAAATAGCGTCTTTTGCGACAGCATTAGGTAAGGAGAAGGACTTCATGGAAGCCTTTTCAAAGTATGGCCTAGATAACCCAAAGACGTACAAATCAAAAGCTGCATTAGATTCAGCAGTGAAAAAGTTCGAAAGAGTCACAAAATTAAAGTGGCCTTTCAAATAAGGTTTTATTAACATATGGCGGACGAGACCACAGAACAGAGAATTGCCCAGATTATTGCAAAACAAAATGAGGCACTTCAAGATCAAATCAAAAAAGAGACTGAGCTAGCGGCTCTCCGGGGTGAATCTTTAGATCGTCTTAGTCAGGAAAGGGTTGCCCTCCAAAAACAAATTGATCTCGACGCAGAAAGACTCAAGAACCTTCTCGAAGCTTCAAAATTAAAAAAAGAAGACCGCATAAAACGGCTAGAGGCTCTTGAGAATGAGATTCAACTATTAGAGAACACCGAAAACAGAACTAAAGAACAAGAAAAGCAATTACAGCTTAAAAAAGAAGAATTAAACGAATCAAAAGAGATTCTTAAAGCTAGTAATAAAGAACTAAAAAACCAAATAGAAAAACTCTCCATCGAGCGCGAAAAAGCAAAGCTCCGAGATAAAGCATTAGAGTCCACACAAAATTTAGCTGAAGCAACAGAAGAGTTGTTAGCTAGCGTAACAGGCATTAGTTCAGCTTGGAAAAGCGGAAGCAGCTTTTCAGAAAGAATATTACAAAATATAGTTGCATCCAGAGCAGCCGGACGAAGCTTCTCGGATGTTGTTGGTGATATAGCTGAAAAATTTAATAAAGCTGCCGTATTGCAAAATGCCGGCGCTTCGCTAATTCTTAAGACTATTGATGCTACTAAAGAACTAATGTTCGAGATGGACAATTCTTTAGCGGCCTTCAAAAGAGCAACAGGTCTTAATGGAGAATACACCGAAAGTATAGTAAATGTCCAGCAAGAGATGGCTGCTCTCGGAGCGTCCACAGCAGACATAACAAAGGGTTTCAACGACCTCGCCATGGCTAATACAACTTTTGTATTCGAGAGCGCGGCAACTCAAGAATCTCTCATGAAGACCACCACTGCAATGGAAGCTGGCTTCAACGCCGGGGAAGAGTTCGCAGGTTCCATGGGCTTCCTCCAGACAACGTTAGGAAAGACAGCAGAAGCAGCAGAACAATCTTCAATGGACATTGTTGCTGCAGCCCAGGCAATGAGAGTGCCACCACAGCAAATGCTCGACGACTTCATGAAGTTAGGTCCAGAGTTAGCCCAGTGGGGTCCAAACACAGAGAAGGTGTTCCTAGAAACCGCAGCAGCAGCAAAAGCATTGAATATGCAGACTTCTGAAATGCTTAGCATCGCCGAGGGTTTTGATACCTTCGCATCAGCCGCCGACAAGGTTGGCCAATTAAATGCTGCTCTAGGCGGAGATTACTTTGACACCATGGAAATGGTAATGGCCACAGAAGCCGAAAGAATAGAGATGCTGATGGACGGCATTGAAGCTTCAGGAAAATCATTTGAAACTATGGGCCGCTTCGAGCGCAAGAGAATTGCTGCCGCTGCAGGTGTAACGGTTGAGCAATTAGGAAAGATGACTAATGCGAATAGAGATTTGTATACAGAAATGCAAAATCTACAAGAAGACGCAACTATGACCTATAATGATCTAACTGACGCTGCCAGAGAGAACATGGGTATTCAAGAAAGATTAGCTGCTCTCCAAAAAGCCCTCGCAGTAGCGCTTGAGCCTTTAATAAATGGCTTAAATACTGTTTTAGGTTATATCCAAGAATTTGCACTAGCATTTCCAACTCTTTTCAAGCTTATATCTGTCGCCGGCGGGCTATTTATGTTCCTTGGCGGCACTCTTTTAGCAATTGCAGCCCCAGCGACAACCGTGGCAGCTAACTTGGGGCTGGTAGGAAAGGCAAGTACCGCAGCCGGCGCAGCCGCGGCCACATCTAGTGGTGGTATGG